TTGTTTCTTCATAAGTATATATCTCTTGGAGTAGAAATATACTATGATAGAGATATACTCTCATATCATTTGAGGTAATATATTCCCTGATATATCTCTCAATACTGTCGTAATTATATTTATTTAATATGAACGTTTTATCGTATGTTACTTCTTCTACTTGAATATCGGAAATACTACCAGATGTTCCTTCTGACTTCTTAGCTAATATTAAAAGAGAAGGCCAGAGAAACATTACACAATTACAAAACATTATAACAATCTCTGTTACGGACCAGATAATTCCTTTTACATTAGGAAGATCATCATGAGACAATATTGCATTAGTGAGCGCTAATAAACCTATAATTAAAGCTGGCGCTGAAATTATCTTGAATTCTTTCTTAATGTAATAGAGATCATATACATTCCATAGTTTAACAATAGAAATAATAGATCCTACAGTGTAAATAAGGAAAACAAGAGCAAATCCAATTAAACTAGATGTATCTTGACACACACTGGTATTAACTTTGGAACTCCCAATATCAAATAGTGGTCCAGTTATTTCATGTTTACTAAGACCAATAAAGAAATTAACTATAGGTATTATTATAGTTATTATATGAACGGGTACATATAATAATACAATTGAGTACCATGGGTGTAAGATATAGTCTAATATTTTATTATGACTATTATGACTATCAACGGTTTTCTCATGTTTTGTACATAATAAATATAAACGAAGACATCTTACAAAAAGAACTATTAATGGATCAGGAAGAAAACATCTAATTATTATTAGTGACTCACAATCGATAAGTCCGATAGTTGTAATATAACATGACAATGTAAGATTTAACATACCAAACCATTGAAGAATAAGAAGTGGAATAGATCTATTAGATACTATCTTCTTGTTTCTATTCAATGCTAGAATAAACCCCGTGAATCCCAATAAAACAACATTAATCGCCACAATAACACTAATGATAATATTTACTGCCGTCATCGAGATATATTTTCATATAATATGAAAATATATTGTGAGTACTCACATTGGCTGTGTGATTTTATGATATATTTTTGAAATCGCGTTCATAAATTTATAATAAGCTGGTTCCATTAATTTCTCACAGGGACCAGATTGGGTAATAATTCCACTCTTATATCCTAAGAAAATATGGCAAGGAACTTTACCCTTTTTCCTTACTATCTTACAATCGGGAGGAACTTCGTAAGGTAATTCTATAGTAACATTATATTCTATTGTATTTTCATATCGAGCGAAGAAGCCATCCATCCCATGTATATTCTTCATCAGTTGAAATCTGTCAATATTATATCCGATACGATAATTATAATTAACCATAGCTCTATTTACTTCTTTAATTTTAAGATCACCTTCGACTACTTTCTCAACGGTTAACATCCATTCTAGCATAGCAGCATAATCAGAATAACAAATAAATCCATATGAATGATCGAGAAGAAAACAGGCAAGATCATAATCTATTCCCGCTGGTATCATTGTCGGAACAACAATATGAAAGTCTTCGCCAACTTCTTTAATAATTTGTAATTTAACTGATCCACACGAATGATCCTCTTTAGCATATTTAGGGAATGGATCACCTTTCGTCACATCAAGGATCCAGTCAAATACCTTCCTTGTTGTTATGGGATCTCGATGTATTTTATCTAATATCGATTGAATATTATTAACATGATTTATGATATGGTTAGCACCTTCTATTCCAATAGCCTCTGACTTGGCACCACACATGTGAATCTTCCCTGATGATAATTTAATACTAACATTTTTCACTGATGTTGCAATATCAATAGTGATAGAATTCTTGAAATATTTTCCGTTAGTTGTTCTTATTATACCTCTAACATTTCCTCTATATCTCATAGAGAGAACAGCACCAGGTATATCTATTTTTGGTATTTTATATTTCTGTGCTTGTCTCTTTGGAGGTGGCAATATTACTCTTGTTATCGGAATAAGAGAGAAAATTGCACCAAGATCAGTAATAATTCCATTTAATGGAATAACAAGAGTCATAGTAGTTATCTTAAGATCCTCAAATGGAGTAATGACAAATTCATTTGCTTCATTATTCGGAGTACTAGTTACCTTGAGAGGAAGTTTAATTATCTTATCAGAGGACATCTCTTTTACTTCGAGTAGTCTCCGTAAGAGGTAAAATATCAGTTCGCAAAATCAAGACTATTATTTAAGCCCTTTCCATTAATCAATCACTCTTTAAGGTTTAAATCATTCTTTAAAGAATGATTTAATTCGTCTATCCATAAATCATACATATTCAATTACATCCTGTTAACACGACCTAACTTTGATAATGTAAATAAATTAGACACCTCTACTGTTGAATATATCTTTCCGACAACTTTTATTCTCTGAAAGTTAGAAAAATAAATTTAACCTTGACGACATAATGAAGGTAGAGTGATATAATCTTTTCCCTTCTAGTATTAAATGATGTCGATGAAAGATAATTTCCTTAAACTACTAGAGAGGATCATACTAATAAATAATGATAATTTGTGCTGTCTGGCAAAGGATAAATCTTGCTATAATGAGAATGTTGATGTTTCAATTACATCATTATCGAAAGGAAAAGTTGGAACAGTGTATTTGCTTAGTAACGGAAAGGTAAAGAACGCACTCAAAGTAACAAATAAAGTTTCTCTCAATAAAGAGCGTAAAATTAGCGTTGAACCTCCAAGTAATACTATTAATATTAACAATATTAATACTGGGTGCTTAGGAGTTCTTGATGATTTATCGATAAAAAATTATGAATATCTTGGATTAGATGAATTCTCTAACGAAAGTGTCATTGCGTACATTATCGATCAAGAATTTATCACAAAAGAGCTACCAGACTTTTATGTGAGACATTTCTCTTCTTTCATTTGTTCTAATCGAGGATACAATCTAATGGAATATTGCGATCTTGGTACATGTGTTGATTTTGCCACTCGATCCAATACATCAAAATACAGAGAGTTATTAACTGTCACACAGAATGAATCTACGTTTGTTACCGAGGTAATTAAAGAGGAAGATTGCTTCGAGATAATAAAGCAAGTTATCATTGGACTTTATCTTCTTACTAATACATTACAATTTACTAGCGGTGATCTCAAAGCAGCGAATGTCTTTATTAAGACAGAACCTATTAATGTTATTTACGACGGTATCCTGATAAATTCTCAATATCGATGTAAAATAGCAGATTATGGTAAAAGTACCATAACAGTAAAATTAGATGACGATACAGGATTGCGTCTCTATAATGAGGATACTCTTGCCAATGCCTATCTAAAGGTAGCACCTTTCAATCCTACTATTCGGTACGATGAGACTACTCGACAATACTATTATATTGTCGATAATCTTACCACTGCTCAAACATATTCGTATTCTCGACATATGGGATTACCTTTCTATCAAACATTCGATCATTACACCTTCATGGTATCTCTCCTACTAATACCACCATTTTATTATCGAGTATTTGGCACTAAATCATTGCTTGATTTATTCTGGAAACCATTATGGATTTCTCTTGATGATGACCATTTCGTACAAAACAGAATTATTGAGAAACTCGGAACACCTTCCAGTTTCTCTATTAAAACTGCTATTACTATCCTAGGAGGTGTCAAATTAAAATGTAATATAACAAAAAGCATATATTCTAATCTGCAACGATATTATACAGCATAGATATCATGTTCATATTCATATTAAAAATATGAATATGAAAATATGAATATAATACCATCGTCAGTAAACTAATCATGGAAACTACAATGGATATCGATAAAATCAGATCCTATACTAGCGGTGATGCATTCTTTGCAAAGAAAATAGAATTCTCGGTCGATGGAGATTATAATATGTTTAAGGAGATGTTATCATCAGATTGTTTAATATTAGAACCTCCTTACACAGTGAACATGTTATCCTTTCTTAACTATCTTATCGAAGATCCTAAACTCTACTTGAAAGGATTTAAGATGTTTTCCCCAGTTATGTTGCAGTTCAAACAACTTCCACGAGATATTGTTGAATGTCTTATGGACAATGGTGGAATGAGATCTATAATCAACAAAGTAATCGCTCTAGTTAATGATGTTCATCTTCTTGAGGATCTCTATTCTGAGTTAGGAAGAAATAAATCCGATAGACTGACTGAGAAGACGTCCAAAGAAGTGAGAATTCTATTCGATGCACTGGAAGTATGTGGTAAATCAATACCTGATATTCTTGATCGAGTCTCATTTGATGATATGACACTAGGATATTTGAGGACGGCTCTGACTGATAATAAATTTATTATCGATGCTCTTCTGTATATCGAGGGGAATTATACTATTAATCACGTCAGGGTATTTGAGATCTTCCACGATGAACTTTATGAGGAATTTAAACATTATAGTAGAAGAATCATTAACACAACATCACTGTATATGAACAATATGACGCCGGAACAAAAGAACGATTTTTCCTCACTTCTACGATCAATTGATAAGAATACATTGCCATCATTACTAATACATAACGATCCAGTCCAATGTTCATTATTAAGAGACAAATTCAAGATATTATTCGATAAATATCGATCTCGAATAGATTATTAAAAACAATATAATACACTATGGTGTATTATATTTCTTACATTTTACTTACTGTCGAATTTTATTCTCACACTGTACCATTATGTATTAGATATTCATATGTAATAGTAATATGGTGTTAATCACCAGATAATATGTAATAGTAATATGATATATTATCGAGTACTGATATTCATAATATATCATATTATGAATATCTAGTGATTAACACTGTATTTTTACTTACATGTATTATGAATGAGTGAAATGCATGGAATAGAATTCGATTATACTCCAAGAAGTATTATTGAATTCTTCAACAATTCAATAATACTCGGACCACCACTCACACGAATTAATCTTGGAATAATAAAAAATAAATTATCTATTGATATAAATCACGCTTTTCATACAATATTTGCTCTTCCAGTTGATATGAATGTTATATGAAAAGTATGTTTATCTCCTCGGACTAATAATAAATACTAGTATTTATTATTTATTAATAACTTTTTGTTTAATAATATTGCGTATAAAATAATATCATAATGCTATTTTATACACAATATTTGCTCTTCCAGTTGACATGAATGTTATATGAAAAGCGTGTTTATCTACAAGTACTAAGTCCTAATAGTATTATAAATAATAAATAATACTATTAAAATGGTTAAACACTACGAGATTAATCTCGACCTTCCGGGTAAAGATAGATGGTGTGCTATATTAGCAGATAATAAATCTCTCTTTCCTCGCATAGTATCTTTTGTAAATAACACTTTGAAAGGGGTAGGATACAGCGAGGAGATTAGCAAGATTGTAGGAGGTATGATATGGATCTATCAGAAGAATATCGCACATCTCGAAGAACTCAGTTGTATTGCTAATACAATCGGGATTTCGTTAGATAAACTTATAATAATGCAATTAATCTATGAAGCCAGTGCCGCTTGTACTTCAGTAGTATCAAAGATAGATAATGAGTATGTTATGTTTCGAACAATGGATTGGTCCATGGATATACAGTTTCTAAAGGATATTACGATAGACATTGATTTTTACTCCAAAGATAGGAAGGTATTCCGAGCTACCACATGGTTAGGATATGTTGGGGTACTAACGGGTTTATCTTATGTAATGAAGTATTCTATTGCTATTAATTATCGAAGAACGACAAATAATAAAGAAAGTTATATACAATCTCTCTTTGGTAATATTGTCTCTACTTTATTACAATATTGGCCGATTAGTTATCTTATTCGTAATGTCTTACAGAATAATAGACCATTGGAAGAAACAAAGAGTATCTTGAGAGAATATCAACTAATATCACCTTGTTATATAACCATTTGTTGTAAAGAGAATAGTTGTATCATAGTAAGAGATCCTAAATTTTGTGTAAAAGAAATATCAATAGAAAAAGGAAGTCTGATTCAAACTAATGTCGATGATGATAAGACACAGCCAGATATTCTTTACAGTAATGCACGAAGAGTATTATGTGAGAAGATAATCTCATCAGAGAATATGAAAGGAAAGAGCATTAGTAAAGTAATGGAGCAATTCAAAATCTTTCCTATTTTCAATTCTGATACGATATACTGGAATGTTATGATACCAGAGGTAGACTACTACAATACTTCTAATGATAGTCGTATAATGTAGTTAATATATAATATGTTGATATTGCGACATATTATATCAATGGTTTTTAGTATAATATATTATACCCTTATTATTAGTAATTCATGTAGAATAACGTTTAATTTGGAAGAAATTCGTTTGTCAGGAGATTCTATCACGTTAATATCATCATTACTACGAATTATATTCTCTTCCTCTTTAGTAACATGAAGTTTAATGACAAACCCCTCCATATTGTTTCTTCCATCATATGTTTTATGAAAATATCTGATATAATCACAGGATGATTCTCTCGAATGATCCAGATTAATTACTATTGATGAATCAGGGAAACATTTCCTCCTTAATATCTCTTGTTTAATTATACTAGAAATATTTGTTACTGCTTCTCCATAATCATAACAAAATGTAAATGCTTTCTTATCTGGGGAAACATTTGATATTGGTGGTACCAATATTAATTCTTTGAGATTAGGTAATGTTGATGTATCAAAATGTGTATCGCGATTCTGATATAATGTATATATTAATGTAATATCGAGTGACATCACCTCAATGATTATTCTTTTACTCATTGCTCGAAGGATGGATAGGAGAACGTTCAAAGAGAAGATATCTGATACATACACATAATTATCTACCAAAGGTACTATCGATACTTTCTTCTCATATTGTTTAACGATAAAATGTATATCTGCAAGATCGTGAATATCACGTGATTTATTATAGAAAGATAATCCTCGAAGGAAGATATTGATTTCCCTCTTCGATGAGAGAAATGAGGTGAATG